AAACAGGGCTTGTAATGGATTTTGCACCAATAGCAGATAACTTTGCTGGCACAAAACAGTTTGCGTGGCTTACTGCCAATGCTCATAAATATGGTTTTGTGTTGCGATACCCTGATGGCAAAGAGTCAGTTACAGGTTATATGTATGAGCCTTGGCACTGGCGATATATTGGTGTTACTGATGCCACTGCAATGAATGCAGGTACAAAGAAAACATTAGAGGAATATTATAATGTTACCGGCGGCGATTACGCAGCTGAAACACCAAAACCGCCTACAGATACTGAAATAACACCACCAGTTGATACGCCAACAGTACCGCCAACTGGCAGTGCTGCAGCAAGTGCCACTGCATTTGTAGCGCGTGTTGCATCGCAGCTTGCAGCTGCAGCAATAGTAGTTAATGGGCTTGCAGCTTTACTGGTCCAATATGCTCAACTTACATTTAGCAAACAAACACTTGGTATTTTAACAGTTGTATTAGCGCTAGGAATAGTTGCATACAGCCAATACAAATACAAAAAGACCGGTGGCACTAAAGGCTGGCTGTTTTAGTCCAGCCGTACACCAAAAAGAGCGCCCTCGCAATGGCGCTCTTTTTTATTGGTCAGTGTTTATTTTTTAACTGAATAAATTTATTGTACAGGCTTTGGCTTTACTTGGTCAAGTGACCGGCTGCCTTTTTCGTTATTACAGTATAGGCAGGCAGGCTGTAGGTTATCTTGATTAAACCTAAGGCTTGCATCATGCGATCTACTAATTACATGGTCCAGCGTTAAATGCTCTATATCAAGCCTCACCGGACACCAAGGATGTATTTGTAAATAACAGATCCAATATTTGCCCTCAACAGTAGGCGGATGCTTTTTAATCCATGTAGCGCGTGTTATGATCCATTGCTTTGTTTGTTTACCAACCTTTTTAAGTGGTGTGCGCTTAAGTCCAATTTTACGCTTGAGCGCAACCTTAGGATTTATAGGGCAAGCGTAAGGGAAATGATTAGGGTTAGTTTTGTGACAAAATTTGCATGGCTTTTTTGGGTAACGATCTAATCCAGCCAACTTATACCTCCAATCTGTATAACAATATTATACAGTAATGATTATGCTATAATTTCAACATCAACCATTAACGCATACGGGAACTACCCGGCAACAAAGGAGGAGGCGGAATATGGCAGAGGTAACTACAAAAAACTTTGTGGCAAAGATTGATGATTTGCTGCCTAGTGAGGAAAACCCACGCTCAATAGGGCGTAAAGAGTATGAGGCGCTTAAAAAGTCACTGGTTGAATTTCCAGAGATGAAACAGTTGCGCGAAATCATCATTGATGAGGATAACAACATACTGGCAGGGCATCAGCGCATTTACGCACTAAAAGATTTAGGTTATGAGGATGTATTTGTTAGGCAAGTACATGGATTAACCAAAAAACAAAAACGCGAATTTATGGTAAAAGATAATGTTAGCTCAGGTAAATGGGATGCTGACATTATTGCTAATCATTGGGATCTAGACGAATTAGAGAGCTTTGGCGTGCCACAGTTTAAAATACCCGGTGATGGCGGCAGCGATAAAAGTAATGATGATTACAAAAAACATGAGGTGACATGCCCTGAATGTGGGCATCACTTTGAGCTATCTGAGGCAGACAAAGAATAAGGTTATTCTAAATGCCCAAAAAAGATAGCACACCTAAGGTTGTTGCTAGTAAGGGATCTAAAAAAACCACAAAGCCAACCAAAGCAAAAAAGGCGGTTAAGAAAACTAAAAAGCCTGTACCGCCTATAATCACTGATGCAATGTTTGAGCAGTGGTTTTTTAAGCTATCGCATACAAAATTTATTCAGCTTACAAAAGATTGGAATGATGAAAAGCTAAAGATCAAGTTAGTGAAACAAAAAAGCTATGATGAGTGGCTAAATTATTTTAAAACAATGTCACCTAATCAGATCAAGCTACTGGCACAAACCGGGCTTGATATATTGCCCACTGAGGGTTACGCAGCACTAAGCAGATGGCATGACATTATTAGTAATCCGGGGCGCATTGATAAGATCCACAAAGCCGGGCTTACTGGCACTGGCAGCGATAAGCAATCAATCAGCAACCTAGCGGCTGCAAATGATCGTTATGGCGTGCTTAAAGCAATCCGCGATCAACTAGCCGCCAAGCTGCAGAATAACCCCGGCAACCGCGATACTGCAGATCTAGCCAAACAGCTTACTGATGTAATGACACAAATTGCTGACTATGAGCGCAGGCTTGCCCCTGACAAAAAGACAATACTAGGTGAGCTGCTATCAGATATACCAACCAGTGATGTTAAGGATAAGCGCCCGGCTAAAAACGGCAGTGGCGCAAGGCAGGGCAGTTTTAGATCAAGAGTCACCATAAGAGATATAGAGGGCAATTAGCATGGCAAAACGATACGGAAACCAAAAACCGCGCATTGATCAATTCATTGATGGTGATATTTGGCTTGCTGATAAAACAATACAGCTTATGGAGGCATACGGTATTAACCTGTTGCCTTGGCAAAAAGCAATTATTTATAGGTGGCTGGCAGTCTACTTTGATGATGATGAGCAAAGATGGAAATGGTCCAATCCTAAAGCCGGTCTATTAGTACCACGCCAAAACGGTAAAACTGAAATCATTATTGCTAGGATCATTGGCGGCATGGTGTTTATGAGTGAGGCACTTATTTATACAGCACACTCAGATAAAACTGTTGATGAGGTTAAGCGCAGGGTGCAAAATTTCTTTTACCAAGCCAAAGAGGAAATCCGCGATCTATTAACTGCAGAATTTGACAAAGAGCCAAAAAGCCTAGATTACATTGAGTTGCGTAACAAAGGGCGCTGTGTATTTCGTACTAGAACACGCACAGGCGGTCTAGGTACTACAAATGACACATTGATACTGGATGAGGCGCAAGAGGAAACAGACGCACAGCAGGAGGCTTTATTGCCTACAATTTCAGCTGGTAAGAGCCAAAACCAACAAATATTGCGTGCAGGTACACCACCAAGCGGCGGCGGCGCTGGCACTGTGTTTATCCGTATTAGGCAAAATGTTATTGATGGCAAGGATCATGATACTTGCTGGCAAGAGTGGTCAGTTGAGCTGCTTACAGATCCGCATGATGAGGATGCATGGTATGCTGCTAACCCTAGCCTTGGCTATCACCTAATGCTTATGGCGGTCCGCAATGAGGCTAAAGATATGGCTGTTGATAGCTTTAATAAAATGCGCCTTGGATGGGTAGCAGGCATTGAGAGCAAACGCGCCATACCTGATGCGTGGTGGTCCGCGCTCAAGACTGACAAAGTAGAAGTGCCTGAGGATGCAACATATGTTTATTCAATTAAATTTGCACCTGACGGCAGCGCAGTATCATTATCTATTGGCGTGAATATGCCCGGCGGTAAGGTCCATGTTGAGTTGATTGAGCGCAAGCCTATGAGTGCAGGCACACAATGGCTAGTAACATGGCTTACAGATGATAGTAAGCGCTGGCGAAAATGTAGCAAGATCATTATTGATGGGCAGGCAGGCACACAAATGTTAGTTGAGGAATTAGTTAGAACAGAGCGCCGCATGTCAAAAAAGATACTTACCCCTAATGTCAAAGAGGCTGCAGCTGCTTATGGTACATTTCATGAGGCTGTTGAGCAGGGCAAAATAACACACTTTAATCAGCCTGCATTAAACATGAGCATAAAGACAGTTAAAAAGCGTAGCATTGGTAAAGATGGCGCATTTGGTTATGCAAGTATGAATAGTGATATACAGTCAGATCCTACAGAGTCAGTAGCATTTGCATACTATGGCGCTATCAGATACAAAAAAGCAAAAACCAGTAGTGGTAGTGGGCAATCAATTCAAGTATAATACCCCTATGGCTTTAGGTGAGTAAGACAACCTATTGCCTAGAACTCCAATTCGGCAAATAAATGCACATCATAAAGGTGTGCATTTTGCTTTATAATGATGCTTATGGAATTTCCAAAACACCCTACAAAAAGACAACTAAGAAATCAGCAAAGAGTATCAGTAGTAATATCAGGGATGCAAGATATATTATTAGAGCCATCACCTGAGCGCTTAGATCAGTTACTAGAAACAGCCTATGATTTACCTGCTATAGATTACGAAATAGGCGCGGTAGCATTAAGATCAATAGATATAAACAAACTCTGATGCGCTAGTGGTCCGGCTAGATTGTATACCCCAGCCTTTGTAATTCATTTCAGATATATTTATTGATCCATCAGCATTGACTGACTCAACATAAACTACATGCCCTAATGAGCCGCGTGTAGTAGTACCAACAGCGCCGGGGCGTGGTACTGATCCAACAGCCATACCAGCCGCTGCAGCGCGTGAGTACCATGTATTTGTTTTGTCAATACATAGGCTTGACATGAATTACTTGGCGGCTGGTATACTGCTTAAGTCTACTGAAAGGAAAACACATAAGGCGCGCTACTTACCTATCCTGAGCCTTGGATTATGAAACGCAAACTCACACTAACACTGGTACTTATAACTACAATGCTATTTGTACCAGCCACTGCAAGCGCCCAAGAGCCTTTGCAGTACAATAAACTTGATACGCTTTTTAAATTAAATTTAATAAATTCTAACCCTACATTTACATTTGAGCAGCCAAAGCCAAAGGTTGAGCCGGTAATTACAAAGCCGGTTGAGCCTAAAAAGCCTGATCCTGTAGTGTATACGGTTGTTGCAGGTGATAATCTTACCAAGATTGGCACAGCTTATAATGTTGAATGGCAACGCCTATGGGCAAAAAATACACAGCTCACGCACCCGGACCATATAAATATTGGTGATTTAATAACTATTCCTGAGCCGTCTGAGGCTCTTGAGCGCGCAATACCAGTTGCTGTGGCATT